AAGTTGATCCATTTCAGGGTCATACTCTTTCATCTTGTAAGTGATTTGATAGTTCATAAACTCCTTCACTCGCTCGGCTTGTTGTTCCACCTCAGGAGTAGATAATCCTAGAATAGAAGTTTTAACGGGACCGCCCGCAGGTAGAAGTTCTTTATAAGCTCCTGCTTGAAACTGCGTGACGGCCTCGGCGAGTAGTGGATGAGAAACTGATGCAGCGCCCCTGAAAGGTTCACTGACTTCTGTATATTTGAAACCTAATAAATCTAATCCTTTGATGTAGGATTGTTCCCAATCTTTTCTTGATGTTTGATCGACCGAGAATTGTGATCTCAGTTCGTTTGAAATTTGTGCTAGTGTTTCTTCTGCAATGCTTTCTGCTAAGTTGTTGGCGAATCCGTCCCCGGTATCCGCGGGCACCGGCCCAAGGCTAACGGGCTCATCGCCCTCGACCTCTACTTCCATAGGAGTATCTTCGGTTACTGCCTCTTCTACAATTTCTTCTTCGACACCTTGAGGTGCTTCGTTTAAAGTTTTATCTATTTCCGCCATTTAATCTTTATACCTTATGATCCATAAAAAGCAATCTTACGCTTCGGTCTCCAATCCTCTACAGGTTCATCATCTTCGTGATGTAATGCACCAAATTGTCGATAACGCATCAATGCTTGTGTCATGCTATCAACGTAGTCATCGTTTCTACCATAAGGGAAAGCTGCGCATTCTTCAATCAATTCTTCTGCCCATTTATACGGAGGATACCAAATCATTCCACTTTCAAAAAGAGGAGATACCGAGTTGACTCTCACCATTTTGTCATTTCCCCTACTTGGTGTGAAGTTAATCACTGGAATTCCCATAGCTTGAAGCTCGTGAGTGAGAGGAAGACCACTTGCTTTTGCCTCAATGATGATTTGTTCGGGTTTCCAGTATTCGTTTTTCTCTAATGCAATTCTTTTTAACTCTGGAAAGTCCCATCTTCCTCGATCTGCTTCCATTAAGAGAATATTTTGCTTACCTGTCACCTCATTATAGAAAATTCCCCACGTTGTAATCGCTGAATAGTCCGATGTTGTCTTGGAAGAGAAGGCTGTATCGTAACTTTGAATGATATATTGCAAAGGTGGCTGATCTTTCTTCCATTCTTGCCACCATTCTCGCTTAATTATAGAAGTTTCTTCAGAAGTAGGCTCTTGTTGCCACTGTGCGTTCCATTTGGCTATGGGCAGGGAGGCGCGGACAGCTTCTAATTGGTCTTTTTTCCAATATTCTGGCCATTGTGGTTGTCCGTTGTCCATGATCGCTGGAAAATCTACTATTTCCCACTTATCTGCCATCGGATCTTTCGCTTGAGCCTCCATTAATCTCTCTGTTAAGTCATCTTCTGACCATCTGGTCATGACTACAACGATACTTCCCCCCGGTTGAAGACGCTGACGAGGTCCTGAAGTGTACCATTCCCATGCATTCTCCATAGAAGTCTTCGAAAGTGCGTCTTGCTCGGAGTGTGGGTCGTCGATAATGAGTAAATCTGCACCACGCCCGGTTATCGAACCACCGACACCTGCTGCGAAGTATTCGCCCCCATGATTTGTTTCCCATCTTCCTGCTGCTTGGGAATCTGCTCGTAGCTCGGTGCCCGGGAACACGGATTTATAATCTGTTTCATTCATCAAGTTTCTGACTTTACGGCCAAAACGATATGCTAGCTCGGCTGTATGGGTGGTTTGGATAATTTTCAATTTAGGGTTGTGCCCCATCATCCAAGCGGGGAACAGATAACTGGCAAATTCAGACTTAGTGTGTCTAGGGGGCATATTCACTATCAATCTAGAAATTTTTTTACTCTTGATGGCCTCTAATTTCTTAGCAATGATTTTATGGTGCCTCCCCTCTACGAAGTCGGGCCATATGGTTTTTACAAAATTGGTAAAGGAGTCCCTAGAACTTCTTGCTGATTCTAATTGAACTTTCTTAAGCTCTAACTTCTTCAAGAATAGCAAACGCTCTTCCTGAGACATCTGGCTCAGATCTGATTGAAAATCGCTCATCTTTTGTGTGTATATTTATATACTAGCATACGTACTATGTACTACTGAATTTAGGGTGTACCCCCTTCATTGTCAATTAGATAGTATTACTTCGTAATTCCTTAGTATCTCTTTAACCAAAAAAAATTTCATTCTTCAATTTTTTTTGGTTAGGTGGCGCAGCTGAAATTCGCATGCACAAGGGTTTTTATTTGGGAGTGAGGCGCTCCCACACCAAAGGCGCAGGAGCAGGAGCAGGAGTTAAGCTTTCAAATATTTTTTATAATCTGAAATAATATCGACTAATGGATATGTACAATCACTTTCAATGCACTGATCTATAAAATTCTCAATATCTGACTCCGACCAATTTGATAATTCTTCATTGGTAGGAATAAAATTGTAATCGTATTCACGATTGTAATTATTCCATTCTTCAAGATCATAATTATAATTAAAATCATAACTAATTTTTGGAGAAGATATTTTTTGTATATTCCAATAATCATTTGAAAACCAATTCGCTCCCCTATAATTTCCTTCATTCTCATTAATGATAATAAACTTTTTTGTCTTACTATCTAAAAATAAAAACTTGTCTTGATTAATATGTTGTTCTAATTCTTTTTGATAATCTTGATTTAGAATTACATTTGGGTTTTGTTTTAATATTGGTTTCAAATAGTGTTCGTTATAATGCCAAGTATCAGAACAGTTTTTATGAATTAATGGAATTGGTAATCTTGCTCCATTGTGCATTAATCCTATTGTTCTTTTATCATCTTGATAACTAATGAAAGGATGACAATTTTTTTTATTTGTCTTTCCTTCAGTAGTAAATCTAAAATGAATGGCAATTCTATCAGTTTCATTTTTATGTAAATTAAAAAAGTTTTTTACTTCTGTGAAATTGTTAGGCACAAATTTCTCAGAAATAAATTGATCTTTTTTATTTATATACATTACTCCAAAGCCTTGAGAGTTTCTGTTATATGCAATCTCTAAATCTTTATAATTTATAGATTGAATGTCGTTCGCTAAAATAATTAAACACATTTTTTATTCTTCACTTTCTTGTTGTATTAGTTCTTGGTTGTTGTTTCTGAAATCATGAATAACAGTTTTAAAATCTGTATAAACTGTTTCCCATTCTTGAATATTTTCTAAATGATCAAAATGTTTTTTGTCATCTAAAAATAAAAATAGATTAGAAAATTTCTTATCTATGTTTTTTAATAACCAATCAAAATAATATTCCCAAGTAATATTTTCTGAATTATCTTGATTTGATGATCTTATCCACTCATTAACAGTGTGAACAAATTCTAAATATCTGAAGAAAGAAATTTGTTTTAGATTTGATCTAAAAATTCTAACTTCAACAGTGTTAATATTATTAAAGTTAATAACACGATATTTATAAGCATCTCCGTCTGTCTTTATTGGACAATCAAAAGTTATTGAAGGTACAAATCTACAATAATTATTTTCATTCCTCCCTGCAACATCAACAATAAGATTTTTATTTTTAGGATGATTATAAAAACAATTTAATCTTTTCAATTGATTTTCAGTAAATGCGTTTCTATTAAAATGCCAGTGAATACCACATTGATGACCTTCGTATGCTTTACAGTATTGAGCAGGCTTTAATTCAAAGAAAGCATTCCAAAATATCTCTTTGTGATAATCAAAAGAACAAGGTGTGGTAGACATCTCAAAACCTTTCTCTGAGTCTAGTGAACCATCTCTTTTACAAATGACATTTTCTACTTCTAGATTGAAACAATCTCTAAAATTAGAAACAACATCATTTCTATTTTGATCTCTATATACTTGGAGTTCACATTCCCCACCATAAAAAAGAATTGAATTTTCTTTTCCGTGAAAATGTTTTTCATTTCTTGTGTTCCATTCGTCTAGATTACTTTCTTCACTTTCTCTTTCTTCATCACAATCACAAAAATCTTCACAATGATAATCTGTGTCACATACGTCGCAATACCTAGTATTCGCTTCATAACATGCCTCACAATAAACTAAAGACCTGCCGTCAACAGTTCGTACATCATCATTTTGAAATACTTCTTCGCAATCATCACAAGTGAAATAACTTTCTGTATATGAAGAAACACAAATTAAGTCATCGCAATTTGTTCGAATTATATTTGATCTTTCTTCACATTCTACTTGTTCGTGATACTCACAATAGAAAACCTGCCAATCTAATCTATTTAATGCAGGATTAATAATTCTAAATAATCTTTTTCTATAAGTAGAATTATTTCTTCTTTCTAATCTTTGATTGATATAATCAACCACTTCACTAGATGACCATTGTTGATTTTCAATGATCGCTTTCTTTATTTCTCTAATATTCATAATTGTTTTTTCCTTTCTGAATATTCTTACTTGATTATATATAAAAAATCCTGTAATTATATAGTTAATTTAAAAAAATATTCGGAGTAAAAAATGATTAATAAATCAATGACTGTTAAAGAAATTGAAAAAAAAGAAATTGAAATGACAATTCGATATTGGGAGGGAAAAATGAAATATGCTAAAATGCGAATTGAAGAGAATAAAAAAAGAATTGAAGCCAATAAAAAAAAATTATGAGATCCATTTGGTAATAAAATATGACCAATCACACGCCTGACACAGCTTTTACTAGTAATAAATTATTACTGTCTTCAGGGCATACGCCAGGGACTCCTGAAAATTTTTTTTATTTTTTAAACACAATCTCAGGCGCAAGCACACAGTTGCAAGCACAAGCAAAAATTCAGTCGCAAGCACAAGCAGAGGCTCAGGCACAGCTGGCCCCGGTCTGGGTGATGGAAGCTCAAATAGTAATAATTTATGACGGATCAGAGCTGATCTGGCAGCTTACCTGGTAATAATTTATGACCATTTAGTTCTTGCCGGGTGCAGCTGTTTATGCTATATAATATCCCATATCGAAACACGGTCCACGATAAACGGTCCGTGTCTAGGCTCACGAGTTGAAAGAGTCTACTGAGGAGAAACTCAACCGATACTTATAGGCGCTATATCCTAGTTAAAGCTTATATGTGTCAGCCCTTGAAAGATTACTAGAGGCATCGAGTTAGGGCACACAACAAAGGGGAGTTTTATAACTCCCCTACAACACAAAGGAGAGCACACAAGAAAGGACAAAAGATGATTACAAAAAAACATCTTAAAGAGTTGGCCGACATCGTACACAAGGCTCAGGCACAGGCTCCTGAACTTGCAGAGGAGGTCAAAAGCTTTGCGAAGCGACACGCCCCCAACTTCTCCGAGTCACATTGGGAAAGCTACATGATCAAGAAAGATGAGGAGATCTTGAAGAAAGCTGGGTGGCTCAGATCCAAATAGTAATAATTTATGAAGGGCCGGGGTCAAGCTGCCCCGGTCCCAGTTCAGAAAAAAAATAAAAATAAAAAATTAATCAAGGAACATGCACAAGCACACGCCTGATCGCAGGCTCAAGCACATGCGTCCAGGGCTGACGGATCACGAACAAGGGTTCAACCTCTCGGTAATCAGTCACAAGCTCACGCACAAGCGCCCCTGGCCAAAAGAAAATGGCCCTCTCTTCGATGCCCTTGGCCATAATAAAATTGTCTTGGCAAAGAGAATAACGCTTAATATTCCATGAAATTTGAAAGGGCGATAAGTCTAGTTTGTTTCCTTTTGTTAGCTTGAGTTCGCACCAAAAAGAAATGTTTCGTTTTAATTTATCATCAACAAAAACACCAAGTAAATCAGGGATACCGGGTGTGCCATATGTTTCCATACGAGTCCAAGATATGTTGGGAGTTATTGATCTAACATTCTTCCAAAAAGTCGATTCCTTTCCTCGCTTTATTTTGGAACCTTCTTTCTTTTTTTTGTCTTTTGATAATAGTTTTTCTCGTTTCAATAATACGAACTTCTTCTCCTTCGACAACGACAAGTCGGACACCGATTTCTTTTTGTTTGGGTTTGAGTTTATTGCCTGTTCCTCCAATGGATTTACCATTAACTATTGTGCTTGGTCCTTTAGATGTTTTGACATCAAATAAATGTGCCCTACCATTGTTGGGATTGATAACAACAATATCAATTGGTCCTTGCTCACAAACATTATTGAAAACGTAATAACCTTCTTCAAGAAATTTGTTGATCGCTTTGTTCAAGCTTATCGTTGCTTTGTACTGTCTCGGATTCACTTTCCTCCAATTCAGTAGGGGGGCTGTCGATGATAGCCGTTTTGCGTAATTGTTGCAACATGTTATCCACTTCGTCCAAAGTTAAACTATCAATTCCTTTTCCTGATGTTTTTTCTTTCTTCTCATAATAGCCAGCTGCTTTCCC